TTTCATTAAAATGTTTATCATTAACAAATAATGCTAATGGTCCGTGTTTTAATACACTATTAAGTTTATTAGCTAGATCTTCTAATGTTGGTAACTGATCCTTTATAGCATTAAACATATCTCCTGCACCTTTAAGAATTTTCTTTACTGTTTCATTTTCTCCTACTGCTTTAGCAAAATTACTAATAGAATCCCATATACCTTTAAAGAATTCTGCTATTCCCTTACCCCATTCTGCAAGTTTTCCAAATATTCCTCCACCTTTCATTAAAAGATCTGGTAAAGATTTCAGTAATCCACCCAACAAAATCATAGATCCGAATTGGATAACCTTCCCCATTACATCCATTGGACCACTTATTATAGTCTTTTTAATACCATCTAAAGATGATTTAAACATTCCACCTTTTACAGATTTTTTTTCTAAATTGGATTCTTTATCTCTTCGTATACTCCGTGCATCAATAATTTTTTCTAATTCTGCATTTTTCTTTTTTCTTTTTTTTATTACACTATTACTCTTCGTCAGAACACTATTAATATTCTCTGCAGTTATCTTTAATTTTTTTACTTCTGTTTGCAACATCTTATCTTATACCTAATATCTCTGGAACATCAACCATATAACGATTAGATGGATTAATAGGAGAAACTTTTACAAGCTTATTTGCTTTAGAAGCTACCTTTACAGTATTATCTTTATTAGATTTTATAAACTTATCTGGTAAAGGTATAATATCAAATGAACCACCCTGAACTGGTGGAGTTAATAATCTTGCAGTTTTTTGAGCATCTAAAATATATCCACTACCACCACTAATTAATAATTCAGGACCATTCTCACCAACAATATATGATTTTCCACCTGTAATTGAACCACCAGTAGCTTTCTTTTCAAAAGTCTTAAGATAATCTTCTCCTTTCATTCCATACTGCTTTGTTAATCCCGTATCTAAAAAATGTAACTGTTCTTTTGCTTCAGCATGTACACCATTTATTCTTTCCATAAGAGTAGGATTATTTACTTTACGTTCTAAATCTTTTCTTACAGCCTCTTCTCCATACTTTGCGACTGCTTTAAGTGTTTTCTTTTCTTGTGCATCACCAGCCATCCACAACCTATACAATCCATATCCTGCTGCAAGAGCAAGTGCAACTGGTAGTAATATTGAAAGTCCTGTAGTAATAGCACCAATAATTCCAGCAATACCACCTAATGCAGTAACACCAACTATTGCTGCTAACCCTCCAACTATCCATTTCCAATTTTTCGCCATAACATCAAATACACCCTTCAACTTCTGCAAATTCTCAGGATCACTTAACCATTTTAATGCACCAATAACAGCTCCTCCAATAANAATATTCTTAAGGAAACCCCATACACCCTCAAGTATACCCTTAAATCCTTTACCTAAAGGACTCACTATTTTACCTGCTGTATCCTTAACAAATTTTCCAACACCCTTTGTGCTTTCTAATGCCTTTTCTTTAGAGAAGAATTTTGCTTCAGATAATGCCTTTCTTCTTTCATTAAACTCTTTTTTACGTTCCGCAATACGACCAGTAAAATCTACCGTTAATTGTTTTTGTATTTGTATAAGAATTTCATTTGTTTCTCGTAATTGTTTAGCAGCATTATTCTGCCCAACAAGATCTGGAGTCATTCCTGCTCCTTTTCCAGCAAAAGCAAAAAATCTCCTACCAGATTTTTGATCCTTCTTATCTTTCTCTTTGGTGGGTCTATAGCTCCACGATTCCTTATCTCTCAATGGAGAATTAAAATTATCTTTAGTTATTTTTTGTTTAACTGCCACTTTGCTGTTGTGCCTTTAAATTTTCTTCTTCGATGTGTTGTTGTAGTAAACTAACGTAGATTTCTCGTTCCCAAGGAATCATATTTTCTATATCACTTAATGAGTATTTATGGTGTTGCATTAACGAAAAATTAATCTTATAGTATGACTCAAGATTAGTATGAGCCATACCTAGCTGAAAAAAGCTGCTAGACCCTCCAACGTCACGTCACTTACAACTTTAGTCTGTGGATTAGTAACCTTTATAGTATGAGTAAGTTTGGGCATTGTTGAAAAGAATTTTTCAATTAATTTAAATTGTTTAGTGTTTAAATTTCCAACAAACTCTGAAAGTTCCTTATCAGTTGACTCAGAAGCATTCCAACTTTCTTCTTCATTGTAAATCATATCAATACATCCAATAATCATACCAAGAGTTGTATCAACATCAGTGATAGTACTATCAAAGGTAGATATAACAAATTGATCCATAGAAGGATACTTCATTTTCATTGAAAGATTATCATCTAATTTAATTGTATTTTTATGAGATTTATCCTTTTTAATTTTAATTGAATCAATATCAATCTCCATTGAAACAGATGTGTGACCATCATCAGGACAAGTAACATTAACTTCTACAGTCTCACCAACTGACTTAGCACGAATATTCAAAAACAAATATTCAATATCAAAGGTAGCAAGTTTTTCTACTTTTATTCCTTTAGTAAGAATACATTGATTTAATGTTTCAACAATAGCAGTACTAATCTGCTGCATATCTTCAGATTCCAATGCCATAATTAGAATCTTTTCTTCCCTAACTAAAAAAGGACGATACTTAAGTTTCTTCCCATTTGAAGGCAATACCAACTCATATGTCGGTGTATTAATTTGAGGTAAAGGCATAATCTATACAATTCAGTATTTTATTTAGAAGACCACATAACGGTCAAAGTTCCAAAGAACAGTTACTTTTAAAAGTTCTGCTGCACCATAGGTAACAGGGATTGGATTAATTGCTTTAGGAAAAGCGTTTATAAACTTATATCTTATCTGATTCTGGTGTCCCCTGTCAAATTTTCTAATATTCATCGTATCAACCTTATATGTATCTGGGTATCTCAATCTTCTATAATATGAATGGGATTCTTGTTTTACCTGACTATTTGCTCCACTAGAAATATAATCCATCCACCCTTCAAAGATTTTTAATAATGAATAATCCTGATCAATATAAAATGTAAAATTAATATCTTGATACATTCTAGTATGAGCATACTCTTGAGGAATACCCATAAAATTATCTTTTACTTGACTGGTTGCAAACTGAGAGGCAGGTAATGATGCATCACTACAAAGTATCCCTGCCTTTCTTCCTAAAAAAGTTTTTATATCACCCATCTTAGTATATTCTTTTAAATAATCATATATGGGTTTTTTCAATGCAGAAAAATTGACCAAATAATGGTTATTCTGTGCTAACCCACCTATCAGTGTTTTAGCCTCAGATGTTGATATAGATCTTGCTAACGATTCTGGCACTCTAAATATTTACTATGATACCTATATTTATATATGGCTTATAAAGGAAAATATCAACCAAGATGCCCCTATAAGTATAAAGGAGACCCTACTAATATTATATATCGCTCTCTTTGGGAACGCAAGTTTATGCAATATTGTGACTCAAATATCAATATACTTGAATGGGGAAGTGAAGAAATGTATGTTTGGTATAGATCTCCTATTGATAATAGACCACATAGGTACTTTCCAGATTTCTATATTAAAGTTAGAGAAAATGGTGGGAAGATAAAAAAATATATTATTGAAGTAAAACCAAAACGTCAAACTACACCACCAGCAAAACCAAAACGTCAGACTAAAGGATATTTGCGTGAAGCATTTGAGTTTGCTAGGAATAAAGCAAAATGGAATGCNGCAAATGAATGGTGTGTTGATAGNGGATTTGAATTTAAAATATTAACAGAAACAGAACTAGGAATCAAATGAGTCGCATCCGTAGCATAAGGGATAATTTATTAGGCACTGAAGATGCTGATGATTTAATGCTGGAAATCATTAGTGTTTTAACAGAAGGTGGCAAGGTTCCTGAACCTGGTGAATTTTATATTTTTGTATATAATCCAAAAACACCAGGTATTCGCTATGATCAAAATCCATTAGTTGCAGTAACCGAAACACTAGAATGGGGATTTCGTGGTATCAACTTTCATTGGGGTGAACAGAGACAATATACTTGGAATGAAGTAGCAGGAGGACTCTATCAAGTGTATGATGATGAGTTAAATGACCTTGATACTATACCTTTTCAGAAGTTTCGTATAAATAGATAAAAAAGAAATAATATGTCTAATCCAGATTTACATAACGGGTTATATGAGCAAAGGGCAGATGGACTCAGGTACAATGTTTTTGATGGGATGATACATCCTGATGATGCATTATCAGTAGATGAAAACTACGATGCTTCTGCAGATAATGCTTCTGATGAGATAGAATCTGATCATCTTTATGCAGACGAAAATGCAGATTTTAATGATTATTATGGAGATAGAAGTAATCGTTTAGAAAGAGAAGCAAAAGAAAGAGAACAGAATAGAGCAAAGAGTAAATCCAACAGAAATACAAATTGGTATAATTTCAGTAATTTAAGATTAAAAGAAAGATTAAAACCAGAAGAAAAAATTGGTGGTACTTTAAGATATCCTTATGAAGCATTAACAGATCAAACAGATTATCTACAGTTTGATATTAAACAATATGTACCATTAGGTATGAGCAATCTAGTAAGAGCTCCTGGTTCCGATAAAAGATATGTAAAAGGTGGAAATGATGCTGGAAGTACACTTCCTCAAGATTTATCTAGAACAACAAGAGCAGTCATTAATGACGGTACTATCTTATTACCAATACCATCACAGATACAAGATTCAAACGCTGTAAGTTATGGCGATTCTTCATTAAATGGACTGCAAGCTGCTGGTTTAAGTGCAGCAGGAGGTGCAATTAATACTGTATCGAATTTACTAAGTGGTGACATAACTCTTAAGGATGCTGGATCAGAAATAGGGGCTACAGCAATGAACTTTGGTAAAACTGCATTAGATGGAATCGGTAGTAAAGAAGTTGCTGAAGATCTGCTACTCAAATATTTTTCAGCACAGGCAGTATCTGCTCTAGGTGGTAATGTTACCTTCAATCAAGTATTAGCAAGATCAGAAGGTGAAATT